TCCTGATTGTACTGTAGATGCACCAACTCCTGTTTGTCCTGCCTGACGTATAGCTGCTTGCTCTATACCTGAAATAGGTGCAACCTGAATAGCTGGTAAACTTACTGGTGAAGATGCTAATTGAGATGCTTGGTCATATAAGGATAGTTTTCTTGCTTCTATCTCAGGTGCTTCTCTCTGTGTTACTGTTTGAGTACCAGTTGTTGTTTGGCCTCCACCACCACCTCCAAATATAAAACTCATTTAAACTCCTTTGTATATAAATATCTTTTTACTTCCCAACCTTTTGTTTTTAAGAAAGGTTGCCATCCTGGTCTTGCATGAACAGCTATTCTTTTACAACCAGTTTCTTTTGCAAGTTTCTCAATTGTATTAGCTAACTCATCTTGCCATAATTCTCTCTTCTCTCCCTTTAATAAAATGACTTCACATTGTTTAAAATTAGGAAGCATCATAATTCTTGTTACACAAACACCAAAAACTTTATATCCTTTAGCATCATCAGAACCAAACATCATATGTAATTGCATTGATCCTTCTTTTATACTTGTTTTAAGATCTTCTATAGACATAGGGTCTCCATCATATTTTAAACCTTCTCTAAGCATAAAATCACATAGATCCCAATATGTATCTAAAGTTTGTGGGTAGATCTCAAGGACTTCTACACCTTTTTTTATTTTAATTTTGTTTGCTTGCATTAGTTATATCGTAAATTCTTTTTAATTGTTTTTGTTGATTATAAAAAAAATCAGCACCAGCTTTTCTCATACCCTTAAAATTTTTAGGGTCAGCTCCAGATAAAATACCAGCTCCTAAAACTGCGTCAGCTCTTGATACAAATTCACCATCAGCTAATTGAGCTAACATTGTATCTTCATCTTTATCACCAACGCCTGCTCCATCCTCGACATAACCTTCGGCTCTTACATAATTGTTTACATCATTTTCATCATGATCAACTTTTGATGGTAAATAATTTACACCACCTTGATTATATTTTGGTAACATATTAGCTAACCCACCTTGATTAGCATAAAACATATTAGAACCTGTAACATCAGCTATTGTTGGTTTAGCATCACTCATTTCTACAGGTTTAAATTTTCCTTCTAATTTTTGTGATTGTTCTTTATATGCTTGTTTATAATCTTCTTCTGTAAATTGTGGTTTAGCTTCCTCATCCTCTCCTAAAAGTGGAAGTAATGTAGATGCAGTTATAAGTTTTGTTCCTGTATCCATTCCGAGTAAACCTTTTCCAACTTGTTCTTTAGTAGCTTCTTGAATTACTTTTCCTGTAGAATCTTTAAGAACTTCTTGTGCAGGTATAGCTCTTTGTCCTAGTAGAGATTTTAGTCCACTGAAGGCATTACCTGATCCAATTTTACCTAGACCTTGTCCAGCTGTTACTCCTGGTATTGATCCAGCTGCAGCTAATTGTTGAAAACCAAATGCTCCACCACCTACAATAGCAGCACTTTTCAAAGCTGTTCTAGTTGATTTACCTCGAAGTTTTTGTACACCAAATGTGGCTAATGCTAATGTAAATGGATCCATATACTATTTTCCTAATAATAGCATATATTATCAAATTACTTATGCTTGATCAACTCATCGTAAAATCTACCTTGGTATTGGTGCTCTCCTACATGGACTATTGAGTCATTTATATAGGCGTAACATTTACCTCCTAAGTCTCTCCATAACTTACAAAAAGCAAAGTCCTCACCAAGAAAGGTCTTTTCTTCAGGATCATGTAAGGTATCAAAAAAGTTCCACATGTTAGGTTTATCTACATATTCACCGTTTATCACAGTCTTTTGTACTATTTTTTTCTCAGGATAAGCTTTTATCATTTTTTCTATTACATTTCTTTTTATTAACATACATCCAGTTGGAGAATCTGTTACTTCAATTACACCCTCCTTTATCTCAATGTCTTTTTCACTTGGAACTTTCATTGGGTAAGTATGAGTTGCTTTTCTAATATCTTCAGGTGTATTAATTTTACCCTCCTTCATTTTATCAAACACTTTATCCCACATTAATGTTTTTAAAGGATAGGGTACAGATATAATATCTTTATCTTTTTCTAACATTTTCATAATTGATTTTGATTGAAAATAAATATCAGAATCAATAAAAAGTAAATGTGTTGCATTTGATTCTAAAAATCCAGCTACACATAAATTTCTTCCTTGTGTTACTAATGAGGATTTCATTAAATGAAAACTAACCCTTAACTTAGCTTTAAAACATGCTTGTTGAAATTCTATCAAGGCTTGAGTGTAATGAATTGAACACTCACTATGTACTGGTGTAGCCACAAATATTTCTGTCTCGTTTTGTTTTTTATTTGCCCAAAGAGGAGTTGTAGCTTTAACAAAGTCAGATTGTGCTTCTACAGATACATCTTGTACTGTTTGATAAGTATCTTTGTTTATATATTTATCGCTTGACACTTAAAGCTCCTTGTAAAAAATTTGTCCATTCCATACCTTTTTTCTTCCAATTATAAAATCGTTTGTAAAACTTCTGTTGTTCATCAAGATGAGTTTGTATAATATCTTTATGTAAATATCCAGCTGCAATATCTATGGCTTGAGCAGTTGCGTCTGCAAGCATATTAGGATCTTGCGTGTAATTTACATATATAGGCCACTCTGCACAAGTTTCTGGTAATGCACCAAAGTTTGTTGTTATTACATGTAGACCGCTTGATAAAGCCTCTAATGCAGATGCACAAAACGTTTCTTCAAATATAGATGGGTAAACAAATAAATCATAATCTGTCATATGTTCCAAAATGTATTCGTTTGGTTTGTAACCAATATAGTTTACATTATCTAATGATTTTGCTTGATCGTATAAACCTTTAAATTCATCTTCCATTTTTGTTTCAAATTCGCTACCATAAATTTTACAAGAACTGTAAACATCTAATGTTACATTTTTACTTTTTATTAATTGCATAGTAAGTAACAAAACATTTAAACCTCTCCAAGGCGTACAGTGATGAATAATTCTTATAGGATCTCCTTGTTTGTATATTTTCCTCTCAGGAAAATGATCAGTGCCATTTTTAATTACTACGGATTTGTTTTCTGGTATATTAAAAAAATATCTAAATTTTTCATAGTTCCAATGCGAGTTGAAAACATACCAATCGTATTCATGAAAACGATCTTTATCTTTAAAAAATTTTTGTAAGTTAGGTTGATCCCAAGAATTTTTTTGCCAAAGAATATTTATTTTATTTTTATCTAAAGGTACTTTTCCCGGTATGGAAGTACAGATTTGAAAATTATCTAATAACTCTTTAGAAACATATTTTTCCAACAACTCGTGTTGTATTTCAGTTGCACCTCTAGGTTCCATTATTCCTTTGTAGCAGCACCCATAGAAACTTTAGTAACTTTGATTTCGAGGTCTTGTCTAAAATCATCAGCAGTAGTGTCAGTGTTGGGATCAGCAACATCATTATCAAAATCAGTTTTGCTAGCATATACTTTGCCTGTTCTTTTGTGTTTGATAATTTCTTTTGCTTCTGCAGGTATTTTCACT